AACAATCGAAACATTAGTAGATGACATCTATGCGTTGTTTACTAATGACGAGGAAATAACAATAGAAAAAAAGCACCTCGACGCTTTTGCTGAAGCAGTAGTCGCTTCTGTTGCCTCCGCTATCTCTGAAGTACGTAAACAAAGAGAACCTAACCTACGTCTATCTCTTGTCGGTCATAAAGATAGAAAGATTTGGTATGAAATGAAAGGAGCAAAGAAAGAACCTCTACCTGCTCCTACACTTATCAAATTCCTTTATGGTCATATCCTTGAAGAGCTTCTTATACTGTTCACTAAAGTAGCTGGACATGATATAAAAGAAGAGCAAGCAGAGTTACATGTAAACGGTGTTAAAGGACATAAGGATGCTACTATTGATGGTGTTCTAGTAGACTTTAAGTCAGCCTCTAGTTACAGCTTCAAGAAGTTTAAGGACGGTAGTATCCTTACGGATGATCCTTTTGGTTACATAGCGCAGTTATCTTCTTACTCAGAAGCAGATAAGAATCCTAATGCTGGCTTTGTTGTAATTGATAAAACATCAGGTGAGCTATGTTACTGTCCCATAGATGATATGGATATGATAAATCCTGTCTCTCGAATAGATGATATCAGGGAGTTCTTGAAGAGTGATAAGCCACCTGAAAAGTGTTATAGTTCTGTTGCTGACGGTGCTGGTGGTAACTTTAAGTTGGCTATTGGCTGTGTGTTTTGTGATTATAAACACACTTGCTGGAAAGATGCTAATGACGGCAAAGGTATTCGTACATTCATGTATTCAAATGGTCCTAAGCATTTGGTCAAAGTTGGAAAAACTCCTAACGTACCTGAAATAACTAATGAGTAAAAAATATAGATCAGGTTCAGAAAAGAAAACAGGTGATCTTTTAGAAAGTATTAATGTTCCTTTTTCTTTTGAGCCTCATTACATTGAATATACTTGGTTAGAATATAAAAAATATCTTCCAGATTTTCTTTTACCTAATGGTATCTTATTAGAAGTAAAAGGAAGATTTAAACTAGAAGACAGAAAGAAACACCTTTTCATTCGTAAACATCATCCAGATATAGATATTCGATTTGTCTTTGATAACCCTAATGGCAAACTAAACAAAGGAGCTAAGTCGTCTTATGCAGATTGGTGTATTAAAAATGATTTTCTGTTCTGTAAGAACTCAGACCATCAAATAATTGAAGAATGGGCTAATGAAAAACCAAAAGGAAAATCATCAGGAAGAAACATTTCTGATAAACGTAGAACATCTTCTAGAAACTCAGAACAAAGAAAATCCAGAAAGAGTTCTGTTCCTAAGCGTAGTCCTACAGGCACTCCTAGACGCAACAAAGCCAGAAACAAGTAGAGAACCTGAAGAAGAGAAACTAGCTAGACGATCTGCTCAAGCGTGGTTCTTTGCTTCTATTGGTGTTACTTCAGAAGACTTTGTAGACATCTGTGACTTAGCAGGAATATCTCCTGTTGATATGAGAAATTTTGCATTTAAAATATTGCGTTCTAAAGAGATTAAGTATATACGTAAACGAATTAACACGGTATTGAACTATGAGTAAAACTTGGGATAATATTTATATGTATGGCTCTATAGATAGAGATAAAGAACTTATTAATAAAATGCGAGAAGCTCGTAAAGGAATAACTACTGTGAAAGATTACAAATTTAAAGAAGATAAGTATCTCAATGAGTTATCTAAGTATATTATATCCACCTATAATGAACACTACAGTCAGTCTAAATACCAAGCAACAGATACTATAACAGACGCAGGTTATGGTGAAGGTTTTTGCATGGGTAACATCCAAAAGTATTGGAAACGGTACGGAAAGAAGGAGGGAAAGAACCGTAAAGACTTGCTGAAGATACTGCATTATGCTATCATTATGCTTCACGTTCACGATCAAAATCAGGGAGAATAAGTGTGCAAACACCTAGCTTAAACATTACTATGCTACCAGAGAGAGACGGGCTGTTTGACGAGTTAGGTATAGCAAGGCTTAAAGAATCATACATGATGGACCATGAGCTTTCTCCGCAGGAAAGACTAGCTTATGTCTCTAAGTCATTCTCTTCTAATCCTGAACATGCTCAACGTCTTTATGACTATGCATCTAAACATTGGCTATCCTACTCTACACCAATCTTATCCTATGGTAAGTCTTCTCGTGGACTTCCTATTTCTTGTTACTTAAATTATATACATGACAGTGCAGAAGGATTAGTAGATAATCTTTCTGAAACTAATTGGCTGTCTATGTTAGGTGGTGGAGTTGGTATAGGCTTTGGCATACGGTCATCAGATGATAAGTCTACTGGTGTTATGCCTCACCTTAAAATGTATGACGCTTCTTCTCTTGCGTATCGACAGGGTAAGACACGTAGAGGTTCTTATGCAGCATACCTCGACATAGATCATCCAGACATTCTGGTCTTTCTTGAAATGCGTAAGCCTACTGGTGATCAGAATACTCGTTGTTTAAATATGCATCACGGCATTAACATCAGCGATGAATTTATGTCACTCATAGAAACGTGCATGACAGATGATAATGCTGATGATAGTTGGGAGTTACGTGATCCTCATTCAAAGAAAGTATATGATGTAGTATCAGCTAAAGAACTATGGCAACGTATTCTTGAGATGCGTATGCAGACAGGTGAACCATATCTACACTTCATTGATCGTTCTAATGAACAACTACCAGTATGGCTAAAGCAGAAAGGTCTGAAGGTACATCAGTCTAATCTTTGCTCTGAGATCATTCTACCTACATCAGCAGATCGTACAGCAGTATGTTGTTTATCTTCTGTAAACCTTGAGTATTTTGATCAGTGGTCTAAGGACAAGCAGTTTCTTTCTGATGTATTGGAGATGTTAGATAATGTTCTACAGACTTTTATTGATAATGCTCCTGATACCATCAGCCGTGCTAAGTACTCAGCCATGCGAGAAAGATCGGTTGGTGTTGGAGCATTGGGTTTTCATGCCTATCTGCAAAGCAAAGGTGTGCCATTTGAGTCAGCCATTGCAAAGTCACTCAACATGCGTATGTTCAAGCACATCAGAACAGAGCTTGATGCAGCCAATAGAAATTTGGGAGAAGAAAGAGGCGAAGCACCTGATGCATACGGAACAGGACTACGTTGTAGTCACGTTATGGCAATCGCACCAAATGCTTCTTCTTCAATCATTATGGGAAACACCTCCCCTTCAATCGAACCTTGGAGAGCTAACGCCTACCGTCAAGATACGATTAGTGGTGCTTTTCTAAACAAGAATAAGTTCTTAGACAAGCTTATCAAGGAAAAATGCAATGAAGATACTAAACTCAACTACGATAAAATCTGGTCTTCTGTTATTGCCAATGATGGTTCTGTACAGCATCTTCGTTGTCTTACGGATATTGAGAAAGAAGTTTTCAAAACCTCAATGGAAATCGACCAACGGTGGGTGATTGAACATGCAGCAGATCGTCAACAGTATATTGATCAAGCACAGTCACTTAACATCTTCTTTCGTCCTGATGTTGACATCAGCTACCTACATGCTGTACACTTCATGGCTTGGAAGAAAGGACTGAAGACTATGTACTATTGCCGCTCAGAAAAGATTGGTAAAGCTGATCGTGTCTCTCGTAAGATTGAGAGGCAGATCATTCAAGAGATTGATATGGAGGCACTAGCCTCTGGTGAAGAATGTCTAGCTTGTGAGGGTTAAATGACTAATAAACTTAAACTACAAGACGAACGTAACTACTTCAAACCTTTCCATTATCCTTGGGCTTATGATGCATGGCTGAAGCATGAGCAGTCTCATTGGTTACATACAGAAGTTCCAATGTTGGAAGATGTAAAAGATTGGAAGACTAATCTATCTACAGAAGAAAAGTACTTTCTTACTAATATCTTTCGTTTCTTCACTCAGTCAGATATTGATGTAGCTGGTGGTTATGTAAACAAGTATCTTCCACTATTTCCTCAACCAGAAGTACGAATGATGCTTACGAGCTTTGCTGCTCGTGAAGCACTCCACGTAGCTGCTTACTCACACCTTATTGAGTCTCTAGGTATGCCTGATACTACATACAATGAGTTCTTAGAGTATGAGGCAATGCAGAATAAGCATGAGTACTTCCATGACAAACTCTCTGGTGATGCTTCAGTACCTCTAAAGATCGCAGCTATCTCTGCATTTACTGAGGGTCTTGCACTATTCTCCTCCTTCATTATGTTGTTAAACTTTCCCCGTCATGGTAAAATGAAGGGTATGGGACAGATCGTTACGTGGTCTATCGTAGATGAAACACAACACGCTGAAGGTATGATCCAGTTGTTTCGTGCATATGTTGAAGAGAACCGTGACATATGGAATGACAAAACAAAAGGAGAGATATACTCTACAGCGACTGACATGGTAGAGTTAGAAGATAAGTTTGTAGACCTTGCTTTTAAGATGGGTAAGGTTGAGGGGCTAAGAGATTATGAAGTAAAGGAATACATTAGATACATTGCAGATCGTCGTCTTATCTCTATGGGTCTAAAAGGAATTTACAAAGTAAAAAATAATCCCCTACCTTGGGTAGAGACTATGATTAACGCACCTACGCACACTAACTTCTTTGAAAATAGAGCTACTGATTACGCTAAAGGTGCTTTACAAGGTAACTGGTCAGACGTTTGGAAAAAAAGTGCATAAAATAATAGGGAGAGTATCTTGTCAACAAGAGATTATAAAAGAGAAAATAAAGTTACTAAAAGTAAACCTAAGAATATAGCTAAACGTGTCGCAAGAAACAAAGCGCGTAGAAAAGCTATACGAGAGGGTCGTGTACGGGTAGGTGATGGTAAAGAACTTGATCACATTAAGCCTCTCAGTAAGGGCGGTTCTAATAAGAAATCTAATATTAGAATTACCACCAAGAGCCAGAATAGTTCCTTTGATCGTAATCCCGATAAGTCAGTAAAGAAAAACAGACTTAACAAAAAAAAGAAGAAACCAACAAGAAAGAAGAATGCTTAATTTACTTCCATATAGAATTTATGAACATCAACTCCCAGAAGAATTATGTAAAGGTATAGTTGGTATAACTAAGACAGAATTTTCAAAAGCAGATGTTTATAAAGAAGGTGAAAATGTAGAAGATTCTTCATATCGTTCTAATAAGATTAAATGGTTTAATAATCCAGAAATCATTGAAATACTTAGTTTATATGCTGAGAAAGCTAATGTAGAAGCTGGTTGGTTCTTTGATGTAGATAGCCATGAGATACCTCAAGTATCTTCTTATGAACCTGAAGAGTTTTATGATTGGCATGTAGACATGGGAGTAGAGCAACCTACAGATGAGTCTTTTAGAAAGATTACTGTAGCTGTTAATTTAAATAAAGATTATGAAGGTGGTGAGTTTCAGATTGAGAAATGGTGCGCTCCTCATGATCGTGACTGGGAAAC